ACTATTAACGTTGCCAAGTGCATATTCATTAACTTGTACAGGTAAATCTTTGATATTTAAATGTAGGCATTCGTATACTTGTGACATTGGTTCGTATGCTATTACTTGTTTAAAATGTTGACTTAACGGTTTTGCCCATAGTCCTACATTTGCACCAACATCAATTGCTAGATCAAAATCAGTTACATACTTATATGCTTCGTCTCTAACATCATCTTGGTACTCAGCTGGTCCGCCATTTTTAATACGCTTAGTAATCATCCTATGAAAGTGATTGTCACTATCAGGCATCCAGTAATTATAAACTTGTTTCATATTATATTTTCTTCATATAGACAATGTATTTAATAACACGAATATCTGGGCCTTTTTTTAGACTTACCATACGATCTGTGCTTTCTTCGCTAATCATTTCCCAACCTAACTCTTTATTTTTCTTTTCAAGAATAGCTTTCCACCACTCAGGTTTCTCTATAATTAAGTGTGCATTTCTACCATCGCTGAGTCTTTTCTTTGCAGGATGACAAGCAATTAAATGATATTGATATTTTGAAGCTATATTATATAACTTATCAATAACTTGATCTAGTTGGTCTACTTCAATATGTTCTAATACATCACTACTATAAACTAGATCAGCATCGTTAGGAAGAGGAATTGGAGATGTAACTGGATCGTAATTGTGAACAGTTATTGCATCTTGAAGTTGTGTAAAGGGCTTACCTTTACCGCATCCAAAATCCAAAACCGAAGTAAGAGACTCTTTAGAAATTATGTCTTGTACACCGCGTGGAATATTTTTTGCAGTACCAAATGATTTCTTACTATGCAATCGTTGCAATTCTTTTAAATATTTCTCTGAATGCATTTTTTCTCCTATTGTATTACGTGATTTACGTTAATACTTATGTGGCAAAACCATACTAGCGGCAATTAAAGGCTTTTAAGAAAAGTAATAAGGTTTGAGTCTATTCCACGCAAAGCCTGATGTATGTTCGTGATAGTAGTATTGCGTATATGCTAAATCATATAACCATTGTTCACGAGGTATATCTAATTTTGGATTGTCAATGTATGATAGATTTGGTTGACTAACTGGCCAAGCCATTGCAGTGTCGTCTAATACAAATGTAGGAATACCTAAACACGCACTTTCAATAAGGGTATTACTAGTTGTGCCAACAACTGCCCAAGCATTCTCAAGATCTTTTTGCAATCCCTTGCCGCCATTTGCTATTGTATTTGTTTCGTAATTAACAGTGTGTGTTACATTAGGAATAACATTACTATTTGCAATACCTTCTGCTGTTGTTCTACTTTTTCTTGCTTTTGGATGTCCTCTAAGAACTATAGGCTTATCAGTATGCATACGTATATGTGTTAAGCAACTAATTACATAATCCGAATATCCAATAGAGTCGTCTCCCCAAACTTTATGAACTTGTTCTAAACTACTGTCATTAGGCTTTTGCAAGATGAATAAAATGTAATCACCTTTTGCTTCCCACGGCAGTATTTTTATATTTTGATCTTTTTTAATTTTTTCAAATCTATCAGGAGGGCTGTTTTCGTTACAAAATATTCCCTGTCGCATAAAATGATTCCATCCTACACGTTGCATGTATAATGGATTTAAATCTTGTACTGCCGTTGTTCCGGATCTGAATACAGGGCTTTCGTAAACTAAAAATGGCTTGCCTGATTCTTTAATAAAATCAAATTGATCTTTGTATCCTATTAGACGAGTTTTATATATGTTAGTTTGCATGAATCCGTCAGCACTCTGTACTAACGGATCATTTAAATTTTTAACTAATTTAAAATTTGGTAAGTCTGGAATAAAGTCTTTATTATGACCATGGAAACTAGTTGTATCAAAGCTACCTTCAATCCCAACTATTAACGGCTCATTAGAGACTGGCATCTTCCATCCCTGCAACTCTAAGTTTAACTACATTAGTAATTTGCCATTGCTTTTGATCTAGTCCTTTTAATACGCCTAGCCATTTGTTACGCAATAATGCAAACTCATTAATAATCTTCTCATAGTCAACAACATCTGCCTCACCGTCTACGTATTTTTCAACGTCACGGCTTGACAAAGCTCGTTGATAGTTTTCAAGATATTTTTTAAAATATGAGCTACGCAACCTACGTAGCTCAATATTCATGTAATGTAGGATTGCTTCAATTTCTTGAAGCTGATTAAATCTATGAGCTACTATTCCTGGCAACTCTGCCGCTGCTCTTTCAACGTTTCCTGATAACTTTATTTCAGTCTTTGCTTCTACTATTTGTTTTTCATAGTAATCAATTGCAGCAGGAATCTTTGATACGTTTCTAGATACTTCAGAATACCAACCCATAACTTTTACTCTTCCCCAAACAAGTCGTCTTCGTCTTCATCACTAGACTGATCCATATCTAAATAATAGCAAATAGCATCGTCAAGTTGTGCCTCTGATCCTATTGCTTCTTTAAATGTTTCTTCTGATACACCCATATCACACAGCAAATCAACATAGCGTTCAGCTGCAGCATGTATTTGTTTTTTATCTAAATATTCTTTAAATACTGTCCATACTTCAACTATCTGTCTTTCATCCATGTGTGCTTATCTCCTCAATCTGATCTTGGGTTGCTTCTTCTAATTCAACTTCGTCGATAATTACAACAGGCTTCATTTTTTCGTTGTATTGTGCCATAACCATGTCAAGTTTAGGTCCAAGCCATTGCTTTCGATAATCGAGATGCTCTTCACCATCTAAGTCAATATACTTGAGTCGGTTACCTTGCTTAACTAACAGGTTCTTCTTCTCAAACAATTCAACTAGTCCGGAGTAAGGATTCATACCAGTTTCATAAGGAATCTTCACTTGCACACCTTCAAACGGTTTTGCATAACGAGTTTTCATTACTTTACAGCCAGCACGTATACCCATAACTTCTGATATCTTATTACCATCTTCGTCTTCTTTTAGTTTCATCTTCTTCATTGCAACAACAATACTTGATGCATAGATAAAGCCTGCGCCACCACTGATCTTATCATCTGGGTCAAACATATCTTGTGATGCGTATGTATGGTTAGTACATACTAAGCCTACGTTAAGTGAACCAATCATGTTAACTGTGTTACGAACAAGTGAAGTCAATGCCTTTGGCTTACGACCCATATCACCTTTCATATCACCTTTGTTAAACTGATCGACATCAGTAGGTGTTAGTAACATGCCCAACGAGTCAATAACAAATAGTACCTTAGGACGATCTTCTACGTCCATTGCACGATAGTCTGTAACAAATGTTGAGATAGTTTTTGCCACATCGTCGATCATACTCATATTGAGCTTGAGCAACTTCTCTGGACTTGTGTCTACTTGCAATGCCTGCAACCAGCTCTCGTCAAGTGCATTCTCTGTGTCAATTAGGACTACAAAGATCTCTTGATCCTGTGCGTGTTTTATAATGTTGCCAGCGCAGAAATAACTCTTACCTGCTCCTGATTCGCCTGCAAACACAGTAACCTTACCTAGCGGAACACCTTTATGAAAGTCGCCACTAATAAGATAGTTTAGTGCATATGAGCCTGTTGAGATCCAATCTGTTGGATCATTAAACCCGCTACTCATGCCTTGAATACTTTTAGTTAAGTCCTTACGGAACTTACTTACGTCAAATGATTTAGCCATTATTTCTCCTATGATAAGCTAATAAGTGGAGAAGAATTACCTTCTCCACTCTTTAGTTTTTTACTACGATGCTTGGTTCTGTCTTGAACGGATCATTGCAAGAATATTAGCTGCGTCACCACCTTCTACTGCTGGAGCCACTGGTGCTACAGGAGCTTCAGCTACTGGTGCTACAACAACTGGTGCTTCCACTTGTGCAACTGGTGCAACTGGTGCCGGCGCTATCGGAGCACTTTGACTAGTTGCAGTTGCATTAGGTGATGCTACCTTAGTAGGGTCACCAGTTCTCGCTTGCATTCCTGCAGGACGGAAGTAGTTACTCCAACGTTCAGGATCATATGCTTCACCGTCTACTGACGCTTCAAACATTTCTTTGATTACCTTAACTGCAACATCATCAGGCTTCTTTGGAAGGAAGTCTGAAAAGTTAAATAGTCCATGTGCATTAACTGCTGCCATTTCGCTATCACCTAATGGACGATCTCTACGAGCCCAAGTTGATGTTGAATAGTCTGCATATCCGCCTTTACTAGTTTTATTAAGACGGAAGTCTACACCCGCAGTATAGTCTGTTGGAAGTTCTTCCATATCAGGATCCATAAGAGCCGCTTTAATAATTTGAAAAATTTGCGGACCAATAATAAATCTACGAATAGGATTTTCTGGTTTTGAATCATCTGTTAACGGATTGTCAGTTACGAATCCTTGGAAAATATACGAACGCTTTTTCCAATACTTACGACCCATGTCTTCTAGTGCTGGGTCTTTAAACCAAGCCCTAACTTCATTAAGTACGTCACAAGTTTCACCATACATTTCCATGCAAGGAACTTGTACTTGTACTGGTCGAGAATCAGTTTCGCCTTTAATTCCATTAAACGGAAGTTTGATCATCAAACGTTCTTTCCAAAAGAAAGTGTTTGTATCGTCTCCATCAGGTAGGAATCGAAGCGTTGCGCTTTCGCCTTCTTTGATATTCCAAAATGCGTAAATTGCGTTATCACCGCCTTGTTGACGGTTACCACCGGTATTTGCTTCTTGCTCTTTGAGCTTCGCCCGGATTTCTGCTAATGTTGCCATAGTTTAAGCCTCCTAAATGTTTGCCTATGTGCAGAGTAACATGTGTTACTCTAAGTGCCTTAATAGTGTAGCACAAGTATATACTACACTAATATATAGCAGAAGTCAACCTCTTTCTGCTAAATTCTGAGTTTATTTTTATATGCCTGATAATTCTCTAATTCTAGTTAATTCTTCCATGTTATCGTCTTGATGTGCATGTTGTACAGCATCTTCTCGATCGTACTGTTCGTCGTGTACCGCAGTTCGTTCTAAGTCATCTGATTCAGCATGTTCTGCAAATGTAGTATGCATTCTTTCAATAAAGTTTTTACATGGTTCAATAAACTGTTCGCCGTAGTCTTTTTCTACTGCTGTTAGTATTGCTGTTTCACCTTTTGGAAATGCTCCTGTTTCTCTATCGTACATTGACATAATGTATTCTGTTACAGGTAACTGTGGTTTTTCTGGTTCGTGTTCCTCGTCAGCAAACTGTCCCATAGCTTTTTCAAAAGCTGCATCAATTTCTTCGTCCGTGTTAGGCATGTTTACATCGACGGTGTCGGCAAAGCCTCGTGTGCCTCCGTCCGGGCCACTACCTCCATGATGAGGCATTTGAATTACTTGTCCAATTTGTAATTCTGTAGGATCGTCAATTCCGTTATCTTTCATAATTTCGTCTACAAATTTATTTACATCACCGTCCATGTAGTTTGGACCTACAAATCGTTGTGCAATTTTGTATATTGTATCCCCAGGCTGTATTTTATATTTTCCTGCAGGTGGTTCACGTTCACCTTCTGCTACTTTTGCTTTCCAGTTACTGCCCTGTTCGTCATCACAATCGTGTTTGCAATCTGTTGTAGGCTTGTGCATTTCATCGCCACAATCTTTGCATATCATTACTTCTTTGCTTTCATCTAATAGATCATCAGCAGTTAATTCACTAGCTTTAGTTGCTTCACTAACTAACTTATATATGTAAGGAAATACATCTTTAAGTTCTTCGTTGAACTGTTTAATAGTTAATTGATCAATCCAGTTTTCAGCAACATCTGACGGAACATCTTCTAGTACTGGTTTTACAAATGTTTCAGCTATCTTTTTATATTGTGATTCTTTTTGGATATTTTCAATGGTCTTTTTTACACTTTGAATTCTATCATTAACAACGCTAGTATAATCTGCTAGTCCCTCTGCCATCACTGCACTACGGCCCATATACGATTTAAATTTCTTTAGCTTTGATAATTCTTCTGATAACCCAACAATATGTGTACCAAAATCATCAAATGGCATTCCGCCTTCAGCAACATGTCGAGCCATTGCTCTTGCGCCATTTAAATGTTTAAACGGATATTTAAAACGTTCGCCTTCGGAACTTTCAATATAAATTGCACTAACATTTTTTGTACGTCCTGCACTGTGCTCTGGATTAATTGGGTTTGTATGTTTAATTGCTAGCCTAGCACCGCCTATATTTTGGTAACTAGTTTTACTTGTTCCGTACATTGTACTCTCCATTGTGATGTCCCCTGGGCGATTTGCTGCTAAAAATTGATAATCTCTCTTGTCTAAGTTAGACTTATTAATATCTCTAGTATCAAAGTTAAGCATACGTTTTTTTGCAAATACTCGTATTTCTTTTAAAAAGTCATACCAGGCATTTTTAGTAAGTGTGTCTTCTTGAGTTACAAAGTCGTTACTATACATAATTGCAAGTGTGTCGTTTCCGACACTAACACTAACTTTACCTAAAGACCGTTCACCTTCTTTAAAGTCAAAGTCAAAATACCTAGCTTCTTTAGGTACATTGGTTACTTCGCCGTTGGCATTGCCAATAGTGACTGATGGAAATCGGCCTCTAATTTTATTAAAAAGTTCTTCTGCTATAATATTTAAATTTCTCATTGTAAACTATTTATCAATAATTCCTGCTAATGAAGATAGGCATTGGCGGTTC